AGGCGCAGGCGGCCGGGCGCGGTCAGCGTGGCCCAGTTCCAGCCCAGCACCTGCGCCGCCAGCGGGAACAAGGCTTCCTGTTGGGCACTCAGCCCGTCCAGCTCCTGCGCTTCCGGCGGGCTGATGCCCCGCAAGCCGTCCTTGAGCACTAGGTGCAGCTCGCGGCCGCGCAGGGCTTGCAGGCGGGTGCGCACGTCCAGGGCCTGGCTCACGGTTTCGGTGCGCAGGCGGCGCGCCCAGGCCTGCCCGAAGTAGAAGGCCGTGCTTTTGTTGCTGAACCAGAGGTCGAAGCCCACCGTACCGGCCAGAAACCGGCCGATTTGCTTGGTGCTGGTTTCCTCGTAGACAATTTCCACGGTGGGCAGCTCGGGGCTACTGCGCTCCTGGGCCTGCTCGTAGGTGCTGGGGTCATCGTAGGTGGCCACCAGGTGGCGAAAGGCGTCGGCGTAGAGCGGCTCGACGAAAAAGCAGTTGACGGAGAGTTCCTTAGTCATGGTGCGGGGGTACTGGTAAAGCGTGCAGGGAAGCGGTAACTTGTTGCAATTGCCAGCGCGTGACGCTTAAATCGTCGCGCAAATCGCGCTCGCGGCTGGCATCGGGCAGCCGCAGCCCCTCGGCGTACTGACTGAGCACCCAGCAAATGGTGCGCTCGATTTGCAGCAGGGCCGCTAGCTCCAGGCGCAACGAGGCCACGCGGGCGGGCAGGGGCTTTGGCAGCTGGCCCAGCGTGCGCAGCTGGTGGCCCTGGGCGCGCAGGGCCAGGGCCAGGTCGAGCACCGGCGCGCAGGCCTGGGGGGAGGCGTAAAGGATGGTATAGGCCATGAGGCAGGGGAATGGGTGACGGGACTAGGCCACGCGCAGGGCCTCGGTAGAGGCCACGGGCGCGGGGGCTTTGCGGGTTTTGGGAGCTGGCTTCACGGGCTGGGGCGGCTCGCCGGGCAGGGGAGGGGCGAGCGCCCCGATGCCCAGCCCGAAGGCCTCCACGTCGGCGCGCTTGAAGCGCCAGCGGCCGCTGTACTCCAGCACGGGCAGGTACACGCGCTTGCCCTTGTCGTTGTAGCGGCCTTCTTTCACCCACTTCTCCACGGTCTTGCGATCGAAGTGGGTGTACTTCACCACGTCGAGCACGCTCAGCAGCTGCTCCTCGGCGGGCACGGTGGGGGGCTGGGTGACCAGGGCGAGCAGCCGGTCGAGCTTGGCAGCGAGGGGCTCCAGGTCTTGGCGGGTGAGGAGGTCAATCAACGACATAAGCAGGTAGTTGAGCGGGGGCGGGTAGGGGCTTAGGCGGCGTTTTGCAGCAGGCGGAACTCGCGCCGGCAGTCGGTGAGGTCGATTTCCTGGATGCCCAGCGGCAATTCGGCCACCAGCCAGGTTTCCTGGTCGGTGTGGCCTTCCTCGGCCGCCGTGCGCAGGGCCAGCGGCGTGGGGCCGCTCACGTACACCGTGAGATGGCCAGCCCGATAGGTGTAGCCCAGGATGGGGGCGGGCGCGGGCACCGGCACGAGGGCCGCGCCGGGCGCGAGGCACGACACGCGCACGCGCTTGCCGGTGCGGGCATCGGTGAGCGAGACTTTGGGGAAGCGTAGCAGCTTAGCCATGACCTTAGCCCACTAGAAAGAGGTTGGTGTCGTAGCTGAGCTGCCCGCTCAAGCGAGCACGCCGGCGCACCTCGTAGGCCAGCACCAGTGGCGTTTCTTCGCGGTACTGCGGGTGGGTAGCGTTGATTTCGCGGATGCGGCGGCGCAGCTCCTTGAGCGGCACGAGCTGCACCAGCGGCGGCACGAGCAGCGTGGTGGTGAGGCGGTGCATGTCGCGCCAGCAGGGCTTGCGCTCCGGCTCGATGGGGTCGGTGTTGAGGTGCATGAAAGAGAAGGTGTTAGGGAGAGAAGAGCTAATGAAAGAGCGGCGTAGCGACAGCGGCAGCGGCCTCATCGGGCAGCAAGTGCGCGGGTATCTCATAGTCCGGCATGGAGTAGCGGATAAGCGCTACCAAATCGGGCAGCGAGGCCACCTTGCCCTGTTTGACATGGTGCAGGCGCGTGCTGGCCGACTTGTGCTCCTGGCCGTAGCCGGCCCGAATGGCGCTGTCCACGGCCGAGGAGGGCATGGCTTCGCAGACCTCCCCCAGGAGGTGGTAGTATTTCTGCTTATCCGTCATGAGGTTTAGGGAAAAAAGCGTAGGTTTGGCAATCGTATATATGCTACCTGCTTATGAGCTTTAGAAACGAACGCAATAGCCTTGAGGGGATGCACATAGCCATTTTGGAGAGTGGTGGGGCAAACTCGTCGGCTTTGGAAGAGGGAGCAACCACTGCCCGGAATATCCTGCGGAAGCTGTCGGCTGAGCAGCTAGAGCGCCTTACTCTGGAACAGCGCGAGTATCGGGAATCGCTGTTGCAACGCTATACAGAGCTTCCTGACGAGGCAAGTGGACTACGTTGGCGGCGGCGTTGGTTCGAGGCAGCCCGCGAATTATTACTTCCTCTGCTGGATTAGCGCGGGCCTCCTGTAGTTCCATGCTGCGCTGCAAAAGCCAGTGTAACTCCTCTGGCGTGATTATCCGCGTCCAGGAAAAGAGGCGAAAGGCCCATATACCCGGCCGCACCCGGTGCAGAAAAGCGACTATGTTGCCCCGCTGCCTAGCCACATGACAGATGTAGCACACTTCTGGCACGGGCTCCCAATAGCCGACTACACCGCTATCGTGATGAGAAACCTCGAAGCCCTCGGCCTCCAGGGCGGCAGCGTAGGGCGCGAGCGCCGCGGGTAGCTGGTCTGAAAACTCATCAATAGGGGCACACGCTTCCATCGTGTTTGACAGATTTCGCGGCCCGCTTTGTTACTTGCCGCTATCGTATGTACAAACATACGATAATGCACCTTATTAGGCGCTATTTAAACCGCATATTAATCTTAATAAAGCGCTTAAAATGCCGCAAACCACTATCGGCCAGCGAATTAAATTTCTGATAGAATCAGAGAATATAAGCGTTAGAAAGTTTGCCCAAACCCTTGATGTAGCGGAAACAAACATCCGTAACTACTTAGACAAAGGGACGAAGCCAAGCTCGGATGCGTTAGAGAAAATAGTACGCTCTTTTCCGCGAACGAATATAGTGTGGTTGGTTACTGGTGAAGGTGAGCCTTTCCTGTCTGAATCGGACACTGGCACTACCCAAACAGGAAATTTCAACCAAGCCGGCACCAGCAACAAGCAGACGATAAAGGGCAACAAAGGCAACATCCAGACCGGCGATGGCAGTACCCAGACCAACCTCACGTTGGCTGACTGCAAAAACGACTTAGACAAAGCCCAGCGTGAAATTGAGTACCTGCGCGGCCAACTCAAGATGCAGGAGACGGTGCTCGCCGCCAAGGACGAGACGATAACGCTGCTGCGCGCTAGTTTCAATCGGCCTAATTAGTTACTACGCTTACAATAGAAAGAAACAGCCCCGGCCTGTAAAGGACCGGGGCTGCTTTTATTCATCCTCATCTTGTAAGGATTCGGGCAAGTCTTCATCAGCACTTCCCTCATCTATCTCGCCTTCTTCTATATCAGGCGTAATATGCTCTTGGCGTAAATTCTCTATAAAATCTACTTGCTCGTACATGGCCCGTTGCCCAGCCTCCCCAAGTGTATTCAACATAATAAATGCATGGTCTTGCTCACGTAGCGCTTCTGATATTCTCTCCGTGCTACCAAATCCATAAGCAGAACACATCAATCCTACCAGTTCATCATCTGGCCACGGTGCCCGGCGATACCAAGCTAATGTGACAACAGCCCGTCCTTCTGACAATCCCCTCCCTGTGTTCTTTGGAGCAAGAATATATTGCTCCAAGAAAGAATCCCAATTTTTCCGCAAAATATCTTCTGCAAATGCTGCATCACGGTGAAGCAATGCACTATTAGAAAAGCCCCACGCTGCAAACTCTCCTATTTCTTTATCTTGGCTAGACTCTTGATTAGTTGAGTGGTACCAAATTCTAAGCAACCACTCAATAGAATTCTGGTTTGGAGCATGCTGATAAAAGACACCTAGTCCAGCCCAAGCTAATGCCCAGCTTGCCGACAGAATAGACGGCCAATCTTCGGAAGCCAACATTTTATTGAGTTCCTCGTGCAGTGACGCTACTTGTGCCGGCGTAAGTGTGGCCTTTGGGCCACTAACTTTTGGCCCATCTTGTAGGTAAACATAATTAGATTCACCGTCCCGACGCGTCTCGAAGCTAAACATCATAAATCCGAGCGCCGCTCGGATACGAACTATTTTATCAGCATTACCTAATGACGTTATAGTATCACTTATGAAGCTCGCAACCTGCTGTTCGTTGTCAAAATCTAATTGTCTATCATAATAAAATTCAGATAGCGCTGATGCATATCGGAGCCAATAACCTGTTCCACTGACAAATTCTGGCTCAATAGCTGCTAGCATCAACTCGCCCACTTTACTATTTTTTAGTTTAGCAACTATATTAACAGATGAGTTTCGATGCCAGCTAAAAAGTGCAATCTTTTTAAGGGCAATTACTAACGTATTAGAAGTTAACTTTACCTCATCTAAAATACAGCTAGACAGCAAGTTAATATATATTTTATCAGAGGCGTCTTCTTTATGATTAACCTCGAGATTGGTACACAAAGACACTAATTTTTTAATGGTCGCTTCTGCTGCTTTACGCTCTGCTAGTACCACTGCTAAAGGAACAACCTCCCGCCACCGCTCATCTTTGAAGTGTGGGGCTAGTAGTTCAACAAAAGGAATATCTTGGTTACGCTGAGGATGCTGCTCCTTTGCATATCCTCGTGCAGTTAAGAATTCTTGAAAAGTCAAGTGCCGAAATTCATATACTGGCTGCAATTCACCATCCTCTACAACGCGGCCTGTTTGCATTAATAGACTGCTACGAGATTCTACCCGCTCAATAAATTTAGCAGGTACAATTTGCGTAAACTGCAATTCAGCTTCTAACTCTTGCCGCGCTTCTTCCAACAGCCGTAGCAGCGCATTATGCGAAATTTGCTGGATACCCTGTTCCATCATCGCGCAAGCAACAAAAGAAAGCTGGGCTAATGTTTCTTGCTCATCAAGTGGTTCGTATCCCTCTACGTTCCAAGTCCTAACAAGAACCTGCGTAGCTACTCCGTACAAGGCTGCCCGACTGCGCGGCAATTCCCCAATCCAGCGCTTTACTACTAATAAAGTGGTGAGCAGCAGTGGATTTTCAGCGAGCGCCCGAATCCGCTCGTTCTCCCAAATATCATCAGCTAATTTCAACGCTCCATCCCGCACAGCTTGTGTATTTGTTTCTACTTCTGTGAGCCAGCTTACGCATAGCCGCTGGATATCCTTGCGACTGAAAGGAGCTAGCTGCACTTTTTCACATACACTGGCAATCGTACCAGCCACTAACCTAAAGCCGGCTTCTCGCGATGTAACTACCAGTGCGACTTGAGGAAATACGGCGAGAAATGACCGCAAACTATTCGCAAAAATTAGCCGTGCTGCTTCCTGTGAGATTTCGTCAAGTCCATCGACTAACAATAATACCCGCCCGGTCTGCAAGGCTTCCTGCACCACTTGCATAAAGACAGCAGCCATTTCGGCCGACATCTCCGCTTTAACTGGAATATCTGATAGAATAGTGAGCATAGGGGAACTAGCCCTTTGCTGCAACTCGCGGCAACGCAGAAATAATGGTAGCCAATCGTGCTTCGGGAGGTTATCACCGATTTCCTTTCGACGCTCTGGAAAAGCATAGGCCATAGCCAGTCGTTTCAGCAACGTGCTTTTTCCTCCTCCAGGAGAAGCCAGAATAGCTAAATGAGCAGCACTAGTAAGCTGCTGTCCAATTGCTTGCTTGACGGGAGGCAGATTTTCCATACCTTCTCCTTCCCGGCGAGTCAAGATATGTAATGGAACAAATAACCGCTCTAATTCCAGCTTACGCGGCCCAAGGTCGCTATCCGTAGGTAGTCCATCAAGTTGAATAGAGCCGCACTCCTCTCCTAACCAACGTTTATAGTGCGCTAAAGCGTCAGCGGCTAACGTCTTGTAGTCAGGTGCTGGCTTTGGAGGTGCTAAGTAGTGCAGCGTGTGCAATAGACCACCACCGGCTTTATCAGCCCCTATCACGTCATGCGCTACAGCCTCAGCTAATGAATTACCATCAGCGTGAATCAAGGCAAAATGAGTACGTTGTTTATTACGCTCGTAGTAAAGTACTTTGATGAAGCCGATTTCATGCCCTAGGAGCTCTATTTCTTCTATTGCTAAACCTTGCTCACCAGCTACTTGCAAGCACTGACCAGCTAATGTAGCAGCCTGAGTATCATTTACCAGCAGCCGAGCCGTTTCTAGCTCCTGAATGACGTTTTTGCTATTAAATAAAATTACACGGTCATTGCTAGTGTCCTTTTCTTGCTCTACTCCTGACTCGGTAAATCCACCTAGCGAAACAAAGTACGCAGCTACTGTTTCGCCATTCTTTGCTGCTTTTTCCCGCTCTCGCGTTACGCCTCCGAAGAAAGCATTCATATCCCGGCCACCCATTTTAGTAGCGTGCGCCTTGCACTCAGCACGTAGTAAACGTGGCTCGTGCCGATGCCGACCCTGAATATCTATTTCACGGCCTGTTTTCTGCACATCTAGATGGATATCGTCATATCCTAACGCATAGAACAAGTTGCTCATTAGGCGATTGAATAAATCGCCTTTTTCATTGGTGCTCTCCGTCAGCAGACGAATGGTAGTAGTGGGTTTCATAGCAGAGTTGAGGACTTTTGGCGGGATGAGAGCCGCAAGCTACACCACCTTAATCGTATGTACATACGATTAAGACTACCCTCCCTAACTTGCCCGTCTATCCGCCAGCTATGACGAAGCAAGAAGAAACCGCCCACCTCACCCAATTGCTCAAGCGCATGGCCCGGCAGCCCGCCGGCTGCAACATCAGCGAGCAAGGGCTCAAGCTTACCCAATCCAGTGATTTCTATCGCTTATCTAAGCAACTGCAAGCTGATGGTCTAGCCACGCAGGATGACCCGAACTATGCACTACACCTAGCTCTCACGCCAAAAGGCCAGCAAGTGGCCGAATTACCGGGTGGCTACGCCGACTTTGTAGCGCAGGGAATAGCCCAGGCCTGGCAGGCCATTAAAAAAGAAGAGGAAGCTCGCTGGCATACGCGGCTCACAACGGGCGCAGCTATTGTAAGCGCGGTGGCTGCCGTAGTTGCCATTGGCATTTCATTGTGGACTAATAACAGCCTGGATAAAACCAACGCGCAACTTGAGGCGCTTACCAAGCGCGTAGAGGTGCTAGAAAGCCAGGCGAAGCAGCGCCATCACCCCTAGCGCCAGCATACCCACCACAAACCCAGCTAAGGTGCCAACCATCCAGCCGGCTAGGTAGTCACGTTCCTGGTTCATCGGCGTAGCATGTTTAAGGTACTGATAATAATGGCCGTGAGGCTGTTTACCAGCGTCATGCCATTGAGAAAGCCCAGCCAATAGGGCGAGAGCGTGAAATTACGTAGCCGTTGGAGCATGCTGCAAAATACGGCTAAAGGTGGCTATTGTGTGTTTACGCAACTTTCCGGCCCGCTGCCTACCTTGCCGCCCTATGAAAATCACCCGCCAGCTGCGCCTCGACCGCCTGGCCAGCGACGGCACCGCCCAAATTCAACTCACCATCTGGTGGGAGGGCAACCGCCTGCGCCTGGGCACCGGGGCCGTAGTGAAGCCCGAGCACTGGGACGAAGACAATCACCAGGTGAAAGCCCAGCGCGGCACGCCACATGCCAGCGTAAACCCACGCCTCAACCGTGCCCACGAAGCCGCCGAGGCCGCCCTGGAAACCGCCCGCAAGCAGGGCCGCAAGCTGCCCAAGGAAGAACTCAAGGCCGCCATTGACCAGGCCCTGAGCCTCGCGCCCGTAGCCGAAGCCGCCGCCCCGGCCGCGCAGGCCACTGACCTCGAAAGCTTGCAGCGCCAGTGGATAAAGGGGCAGTTAAACACCCCACGCGGCAGCACCGGCCGGCCGATGGCCAAGACCACCGAGCGCGGCCTGCTGGCCACCATGCAGCGGCTGCTCCAGTACGAGCAGGCGCGGGGCCAGGCCCTGCGCGTGGAGAATATGGATTTGGCCTTTTACCAGGACTTCCGTACCTACGTGCTCGCTGAGCTGGGCCAGAGCGTGAACACCTTCGGCAAGCACGTGTCCCGGCTCAAGACGTTTCTGGCCTGGGCCGAGGGCGAGCTCGACCTGCCCGTGCACCGGCACTACCGCAAGTTCACGGTGGCCCAGAAGCGGGGCAAGGTGGATGCGCTCACCCAGAAGGAGCTGCACCAGCTAGCCGACCTCGACTTCCGCGACCCCGCCGTGCGCACGCGCCTGCTGGAGCTGCGCACCGAAATGGGCCGCAGCACCGGCCAGTACCAGGGCGACGTTTCGCCCGAAACCTGGGTCGCGCACGTGGAGCTGGCCCGCGACAAGTTCTTGCAGTGCTGCTACACCGGCCTGCGCATCAGCGACGCCGACCGCGTGGCCTGGCAGCACGTGCACGGCAACATCATCGTGCTGCACGACACGGTGAAAACCGACGTCACGGTCTACATTCCCTTCTACGACGACGACCTGTTCAAGCCCGTGGCCCTGGCAGGCCGCTACGAGCACCGCTCGCCGCTCGATTTGCTGGTGCCCGAATGCTACCGGGCCAACGAGTTTCTGAAGGTGGTGCAGCGCCTGGTGGGCCTCACGCGCCTGAACCTGACGACCAAAATCGGGCGCAAAACCTTCGTCACTCTCAAGCTCTACCAGGGCGTGCCGGCCCGACTCATCATGCAGGCCACTGGCCACCGCACCGAGGAGGCCTTCAACCACTACGTAGGCGTAGACCAACTTCAGTTGGTCGAGGAATTTATGCGCAAATCCACGCGCCGGCGGGCGGCGTAGGGTGGCGATTCCGGCGGCGGTTTTTTCGGAGCCTCCTCCCGTGCCCTCCTAGGCTATACCAGCAAAACTCGCTTAGCGCCCAAAACAAGCGGGGTAGGCTAGGAGCAAGCCGGATGGCGTGGAATAAGAAGTGCCCTAACGCGACCACAAAAAAGGCCCTCACAGCATTGTGAGGGCCTTTTTCATTATCTGGGGGGCAGTTTCGGGGGCAGTTCTGCTACTTTTCGTTCAACTCAGAGTAGGGGATAGGGCTGAAGAAGAATGTTATTCTGCGTACTTAGCTATCGTGGTAGCAGATAGTTTCAGAGCCTTACCAATAGCGTAATTCGACATGCCCTCGCTCTTCAGTTGACGTATCTGGTCGATTTGTTCTTGCACCAAGCCGGGCTTACCGAGTTGCTTGCCCTTGTTCTTGGCTCGCACGAGGCCGGCGCGGGTGCGCTCGCTCAGCCGCACGCGCTCCTGCTTAGCCACGATGGCTAGGATGGAAATAACAGCATCCTTAAAAATGCCGGTGCTGTCGAGGTATTGCTCGGTGTAGGACTTGTAACCCACGCCGTAGCTTTCCAGCAGGTTTAGGTGCTGGAGCGTCGGCAAGGCCCCCTCGCGACTGAAGCGGTCGAGGCTCCAGAACAGCACCAGGTCAAACTTACGCTGGTGGGCATCGGCGAAGAGTTTCTTAAACTCGGTGCGGTTGGCCGTGCTACCTGACTCCTCCTCGGTATACTCCTTATGGATGTCCCAGCCATGGACCTGAGCATAGCGGCGCAGGTCGGGCAGCTGGTTGTCGGTGGACTGGCCCTTGTCTTTGGTCGAAACGCGGGCGTATATAGCAACAGTCACTATTTCCAGAATAATAACTTAGCAATAGAGGCGAGGAGCACGACTACTTGTATGCCGACCGCAATGCCCAGCGAAAACGCCAATAGCTTCTCCTTATAGGGCTTCTTCTTATAAGGAATGGCGGCCATTAGTGCGCCAAGCAGGAAGCTGAAGATTTGAACGCTGAATAAGAAAGTAACAATTGTGGCCCGCCGCATCTCGGGACTGTGTGCTAGTACCGCTTCTCCGCTTAGCGAGCGGCCATTGCCAACTACTAGGTTCCCAAACAAAATATTAAGCCCTGCTAAAATGGCAAGGGTGACAAGTTGTTTTTTGTAAATAGCCAGCATGCAGAACGCGTATGTATTCGCCAACCCTTACCTCCCGAGAGACAGAGAAGTAATAGACCAGTATCGCAAAGCTACTAGAAGGTAGTCCACTTAACGGGTGTTTTCTGGATGATTCTGGAATAGGCCAAAACGGCCCCGAAAACGCAGGTTTTCGGGGCCGTTTTTTGCCACCCTTTTGTGGACTAGTAAAAGTCCGTTTTATGGAGTACTCTTGCTCCGAATTGCGCCAGCCTGCTGCACCTGCTTGTACTCATCGAGCCCGCCCTGGGTAGCGCGAAGGTCGAGCCGCACGTTCAGGTCGCGCTGCCACTGCTTCACATCGGCGAGCTGCTCGGCCTGCTGCTGGTTTACGACCAGCAACTGGGTCATTACGGCGTAGAGCTTCTCGTCCCCCGTAGTGGGCGAGGCTACCGGTACCGGCAGCTGCACCACACCGGCGCTGGTGCCTCCCCCATCGGCAAAGCCGCGCAGGCGCCGGGCTTCGAGCCACTGCGCCACGGCCGCCACCTGCGGGTCGGCGAGCTGCCATTTGGGAATCACGTACTCGTCCTCGTGCACGATGCCGGCCACGGCGAAACCAGAGCCGTCCAGCAGCCGGCCGCCTGCGCCGACGCTCATGCCGCTCATGGCCATGAGCTGGCCCATTGGCGAAACCGCCATCCGGGCGCCGTCGCCGGTGGCGCCACCCGCCCAGTAGCTGCCCCCACCGTCATTACTACCACCGCCACCGATTTTACTTAGGGCTATCGCTGTACGACCAACGGCGAGGGCCGTCTGAATAGTCGCTATCGCAATACCAGCGGCACCACCAGTGAGACCGTTGGCCGGGTTCTCGGCCGAGTACTCCCAAATCTGCTGCACCTCCTTCGTACCGTCGACGATGATTTTCGCCGCGGCCAAGGCTGTATATAAAGAGTGGTGCTTTTTGCGAGCGTCCTCGTCCTGGCCGAGCAACTCCAGACTGAAGCTGAACACGTCGCTGGCCGTTTGCATCTCCACTTTAGCTAGCTCGCGCTTCTGCTTTTCGGTTCTCGTGCGTTCCGCTACCGTTTTCTTGCCATGGTCTTGCTCGTTTTTGAGCCACTCAGCATAAGCTTTCTTATATTCTACGCTCTCCTTGCCCAAGCCACCCTCAATAAGGGTCAGTTCCTGCTCTAAAGCTGATTTTCGCGCCTCATATTTAGCCTGGTCGGCGGCTAGCTGCGATTGCAGCCCCGCGTCAAACATTACATCAATGGCCGCTTGCTTCCGGGCAGCCTCTTCTTCGAGCGCCTCTACCTGTCCATCGATGTAGTCTTTCTGCTTTTGACTCGCCTCAGTTGCCGCTTTATCAGCGGCCAGCCCCTGTTTCTGGCGCCACTCGGCATCCACTAGGGATAGGTCAGCAGCCAGCTTTTTCTCAATATCAAGCTGACGGGCAGCTTTCTCCTTAGCGCTACCAGTGAGTTGGGTAATATCCTTTTTCGCCTGCGCCTCCAGCGCAGCTCGCTTCAACTGGCCCTCCGTGTAAATCTTCGACATTTCGGCCGCTAAATCATCCGTGCCATCACGGGTAACTACAGCCACATGGCGCACTTGCGCTAGCATTTCCGCATGTAGCTTTTCCGCTTCTATTTGAGCCAGCCGATTTTTTAACGCCCTCGCGGCCGCTTCCTTGGCTTGTTTCTCGTAAAACTCCTGGGCCAGCTTCACGCGCTTTTGCTCGGCCTCGGCCTCGATAATGGCCCGGTCGCCCGCGGTTTTCTTGTCGCTGGCCAGTTGCTGAGCCGCCTCGTTGGTCACGAGCTGCTGCTTGAGGCGCATTTCCTGCTCCGAGCCCTCCTTTACTTTAGCCAGCTTCAGGCGCAGGGCCGCCTCCTCACTTTTGAGGGCTTCCATCCGGGCGGCGGCCTCGGCAGTCAGGCGGGCTTTGAGGGCGGCATCGAGCCGCTGCTGGTACGCGTGCGCATACTTCTCGAACAAGTTGCCCTGTTTTTCCGCGCTGTCCGCCACATCGGCCGCCATTTTCTGGTCGTAGCCCTGCTTAAATGCTTTGGCAGCGTTGAGCCCAGCATCTAAGTACATGCCCTTCAGACCAGCCAGCCCTTCCTGCACGCCTTTTTTCAGGCGCTCCGGGTCACCGGTGAGCGCCCCCATGATAACATCGCCAAGCCCAGAGAAGATGTTAATCAGGCCCTGCACGTAGGTTTTACCAAATTCTAGCAAAGCCTGGCCCAGCCCGGCCACGGCCGACCGCACCATTGCACTACGCTCGTACAGAGTTACAAATAGCCCGACGAGCAAGGCCACGGCGGCCACTACCAGCCCAATAGGGTTGGCATCCATTGCTGCGTTAAGTAGCCACTGGGCAGCAGCACTGGCGCGCAGGGCTATTGCCCTACTCTTTTCAATAGCTAATTGCGCAATAACTAAACTATTAAGAATCATCTGCTCGGCGTTCAACGTGACTAGCGCTACTGCCAGCCCCAGGAAGGCCGCCCGGTTTTCCTTGATAAAACCGGGAATTGCCCCTAAAATGCCCAGTAGGAAGCCCAGCGTGGTGAGCACGGCCACGAACACCGGGCGCAGGGTTTGCCCCCACTGCACCGCCACTTGGTCCGCCGTATCTCCTACGTTGGAAAGCTGCCCGTCGAGGCCCTCGGCAATGGCCGCCATGCCGCCGGCCACGCCTTTCATCTCGCCCATGGCCAGGATGGCGCCCTGAATAGCAGCCGGGGTGTTGGCCACCGTCTGGTTAACGCCTTTGAAGCTGAGTGAGACCTCATCGCCGGACTTGCTGGCCGCGATGCCGAACTCTTTGAGCCGCTCGAACTCGCCGGTGCCGGCATCGAGCACGGCCTCCGTGAGCTGGTCGAAGCTCTTGCCCTGGCTGCTGGCCAGGTCGCCAAGCTTGGTCATCTCGGCCATGCTCGGGTTGAGGCCCCGGTTGACGAACTTCAGAAAAGAGCTGGTGAGCTCATCGACCGAAAACGGCGTCTCGGCCGCCATCTTCTGGATATCGGCCAAGGCTCTCTGCGCGAGCGACTTGCTGCCCAGCGCCTTTTCCAGCACGATGCCGTAAGTTTCGAACTTGGCCGTGGTGGCAAAAACGGCTTTACCCATTTCTACCACCTTCTCGATACCCTGCTCAATACCGCCGCCCACGGCGAAGGCAAACGCGTTGGTCATCACCTGCCGCATCCGGCTGGTGGTTTCGCTCACGCCGGCCACCTCCTGACTTACCAACCGGATGCGGGCGCGTAGTTCCTGCAGCGCGGCAATCAGCGGGCCGCGGGCCGGGTCGTTTTGCCCCAGCTCCTCCAGCTCGCTTTCCAGTTGGCCGGCCGCTTCGCGCATTTCGCGCATCGAAGCCGACACGCGCTGGCCGTTGACCACGAGCTGCACCTGGGAGGCGCGCAGCGCTTCCTGCTCCGCCCGCAGCTGCTCCTCGGTTTTTACCACCCGGCTCATTTCGGCCCGCGCTTCGCCCATCCGGGTTTGCAGGTGCTGAAAGTCCTGGATAAGGGCCGCCCGGCTGGGGTCGTCGGCACTCATCGCGTGCAGCTGCTTTTCGAGCAAGCCGGCGGCCGTGCGCATCTCGGTCAACGAGGCGGTGCTGCTTTTGCCCACCACGATGGCGCGCTGTTGCTCCTCGATGGCGCGCTGCTGCTCGGCCGCGGTGGCCGCGATGCTGGCCGCCAGCTGCTGCTCAGTCGTTAGCAGGCCCGCGATTTCGGCCCGCGCATCCCCGATGCGCTGCCGCATCGTCTGCAACTGGGCAATCAACTCCGCCCGCTTGGGGTCGTCGGTGGCGATTTTCGCCACCTGGTTGCTGAGCACGGCCGCGGCCGCGCCCATTTCCTTTAGGCTCGCGTTAGCCTTCGTACCGTTGACGATTATCTCAACGACGCGTTCTTCTTTTGGCGTTGCCATCCCACACTGTCTCCTTCACAAAATCCTCTGCACTAATTGCGAGGCGAAGGTGGTGGCGGCAATTGCCCGTAAAAAGGACAGCAAAAAGCCCCACCTGAAGCAGGTAAAGCGCTTGCTGCTGCCACTCGTCCACGCCTAAAAAAGCCCTTCAGTAGCTACTGAAGGGCTTTTTTAGGCGTGGACGAGTGCGATTTAAGCAGTCTGCGTAACTTGCGCTAGCGCAGCTTTCGCCGTGGGGTTCTCCAGCACTGTCTGTGTGTTGACAAAATAGCCAATTTCCATATCCTCCGTGATAGTGAAAGAGGTTGCTTTGCCCGCCGCATTGAGTACCTGATTGATGTCAAAACACCAGAAGTGGTGGTCTTTGTAAGTGGGATTGTAATTGACTGCCGTGTTACCCGTCAAGGATACCTTGTAAGTAACCCGCACTTTCATTTTACCCTTACTGGCTGTAAGGACCGCATCCACAGATTCACCAGGCTGCAGGTTTACGCTCACACTTTGCTCGGAGCCCACCGTCACCGACGTACTTCTGGACCCTCCCTCTCCGAAGGCAGCTTGAAAGGAAAAGGAGGTCTCACCGCCGCCGCCCGAGCCAAGAAAAGAGATGCCATAGCTAATGGTCTGCGATACCCCAAACGTGTACGTGCTAGACCAATTATTCTCGACCGTGTCCGTTACCGACGTGCTGACGCCTACCGTAAACGTACCGGGAAGATTGCTATTGTTTTTGAACGCATTCTGCGCCACTACCGCAGGCGTAGAAGTGACCTCAATAATTTCGGCGCTCTGCACTTGTAAAATCGTCTGCACCTGTGGCCAGCCATACGTATTGTAGAGGTCATTCCAAGGAGTTGGACTGTGCAGATACGCGTCATTCGGGGCCTTGCCGAAATAGCTGTTTACAGCCGCTTTCAAATCAGCATCTTGCAGCCCAAAGGTATTGCGTTCATCATCCGTAATGATGTGTTGCACGGACCCTGACGCCTGCACCGATGAGGCCTCCTTACTAGTGCCCGCCGAGACGGAAATTTTGATGCCTGCCATGACTTTCAAGTAATTAGTGATGAAAAAGTTACGTCACAAATGTAGAGCGGCTGTAGAGGCTACGACTAGCGTAGAAACACGTCATTTTCAAAATCAGGTAATTCTACGTGCTCATCACGTAGAATTACGTTACCTTTTTTCGCCTTAGGCCTACTGTAGCGTAATCTGCACCGGCTGCTCGGGCACAGCCGTGCCCACCGAGGCAATCATGGTCTTGCCCCACAAGTCACTCACCAGCTCGGCCAGGCGCTTGCCCTCGAAGGCCATCTGCTTGCTGTACCAGCGCTTTTGCTTGCGCTGGTGGCGGTGGAGCTGGCCGCGGTCATTGCGCAGCTCGCGGTAGTCGCGGCCCTGGTCTTTGGTCACGCCGGCGCCCATGCCCCGACCCACGCCCATATCGGTGTAGAGGCCCTGGATGGCGTAGGTGAGGCGCAGCTTCAGCTCATCGCCACCGGCCATCGATACCAGGTCGCCGGCAAAGCTCTGGTCCAGTTCCTGGGTCACGCCGATTCTGAGGCGCTTGATGTTGGCGCGGAAGTGCTCGATGGAGTATTTGAGCCAGGCTTCGGCGATGTCGCGCTCATTCTGCGCAAACTGCTGGGATAGGTCTACCTGCGTGGTACTCATAGCAGTTCCTGATAAGTGAACGTGGCGGTGGTAAGCACGCTGCCGGCAGCGACCGACAAGCTCACCTTTTCCCAAAAGCAGAGGTGGTAGTCCACCAAATCGGCCTGGCTGGGTTCAAGCGTGAGCAAATCGCCCACGCGCAGCGCGCACTGGTAGGTGTGCTGCACGGCCCGCGCGCGGAAGTCAAGCCAGGGCTTGTGCCACACCTGGTAGAGGCCCGCAGCCCCGGCCCACTGGAGCGAATAGGCGCCCACGGTGACGCCGGCCGCGTTGGTAGTGCCACCGGTGCCGAGCGGGTACAGGTTGCCGGCCGAGTCGGGCTGCAAGCCCCTATTAAATAGGAGGCGCAGGCCCACGCGGCTCTCGTCGCCCGCGTCGGCGTTGCCGGGAATCGCGCCCTTGCCCTCGTAGGCGGGTACCAGCCAGGTGCGGTTGCCTTCCGTCACGCTCACCTGGTGCAGCGTGCCGGCCTTTACCGCCTGCTCCTCGCCGCCGGCGCCCACGCGCAGCAGCTGCCAGGACGTGTCGAGGCTCTTATCCAGCTCGTCGTTGCTGTCGGGCTCGGACTTGAGCAAAAACCCGTTGGTAGTATTGGCCGTGCTGCCGAGCCAGGTGCCCGAGCGGGGGCGCTGGCCGGCCGCGGCGCCAGTCACCACGTCGCGCAGGGGCGTGAAGCGCGCCTGCCTGGTGAGCGGGTTGAAGTAGAGCTGCAAGCAAAACAGCCCGGCCACGCCCAGCAGCAAGTCGGCCACGTCGATGCTCGGCACGTGGCGGTTGAGCGTGACGGTGCCGGGGTCGACGCACTGGCGGTCGGAGTATATAACCGCCTTTTTAATCTCGGCATCGGCCGGCCAGGTGCCCACCAGCTCGTAATCGAAGGCGGCCAGCACCTTGCGGATAGTGGCCACGAGGTAGGGCTGCGGCGCCAGCACGGCATCCGGGGGCGGGCCACTGGCGCCGGCGGGCACATAGTTAAGGTAGCCCTTATAGGCAGCCGGGGCCTTGTCCTTGTCGCCGTAGAAGCTGGCATTACGCACCGGTAGCAGGGCGTAGGCCGTGGCGTTGCCGGTGCGGTCGAGTGGGGCGGTGCCTAGGTCGAGCGAGTCGAGCTTCACGTCTTCGATAAGCGTGGCCAGGTCGGCGGCGTCGGCCACGAAGTTGTAGCGCAGCAGCTTGGCCTGCGCGTCGACGCTCAGGTACACGAGCTTGCCCCGGCGCCAGCGCACCTCATCGAGGTAGTAGTCCACCGCCACCGGCGCCGGGCCGCCCGGCCCGCGAAACAGGTGCGGAAAGTCGAGCGCTACCAGGTTCTGGCGCGCCCAGGGCAGGTCGATGGGCAGCGACCAGGTGCCGGGAATCGCGTCGGGCTGGAAGCCGGGGTTATCGATGTCGACACTCATCTCGCTGGGCAGCAGTAGCTCCTGCTGGCCAGCCACGGTTACGAGCTTCATCATGGCGTGGGCCCTTCCCCGCCGGCCACCGGCGTTGCGGGTTTACCCACCAGCACCAGCGGCAGGCGCGGGCTGAAGTGGCGCTGCTTGGGCAGCATAAACTCGAAGGCCAGCGTGGCCAGGCCCTCGGCCTCGTCGCGCACGGTGAAGGTGGCGGCCGTCACGCGGCCGGGCCAGTACTGGCCATCTTTCACGAGCACCACGCGCTTGCTGAGCAGCAGCTCCTGGTCGGCCTGCACCTGGGCGCGCCGGCGCGGGCCGGTCACCACGCTCAGGGTGGGCGTGCCCGTGCGGTCGAGCACGGCCACGTCGCCCAGGGCCGCATCGTAGCTGGGGCGCTCCACCTCGTCGGCTTTCACCTCCAGCGTCTGCTTGGCCTGGCCCAGGGCCGCCAGCGAGTTGACCCCGCCGAGCGAATTGCTGTAGAGAAAGAAGCGCTGCTGCGGGTAGTAGGCGCGGTCGAGCACGAAGTGGCGCTCCTGGCTCAGGGGTACGCCCTGGGCGTCGGCCACCACCACGTCGTAGCCGCTGATGCCCGCGCCCGTGAGGCCCCGCGCCGCCGGGCCCAGGTTCAGCCAGTGCACTTCCCAGCGCTCGGCGTGGAAGGAAGCGAGCAGGCTGCGCTGCCCGAGCCCGCTGCCATGGTATACGGTCAGCCACACGTCGACCGGGCCGGCCACGTCCACGTGCTGGTAGTAAAGGAAGGCGGGCTGCGTGAGCAGTAGCTTCTGGTAATCAGGCTCCCAGGTCAGGAATGGTTTCACGGCCGCCTGATAGGCGGGCCAGCGGCCGCCGGCTGCCTCGTCCGGGCTCAAGCCCCCGCACAGCACGAAATGCACCTGCGCGGTGCTGAGCGCCGCCGGCACCGGCGGGGTGCCAAACTTCTCACCACTCTTGAGGTAGAAGCGCTTAAACACGCTCTCGGCCAGGCCGTGCGCGCCGGCATCGAGCACCGGCAAGTGCTCGGCCACGTGCGCGTCGAGCAGGGTTTGCACGTCGAACACCGTGCGGCCCTGCGGGTCGGCGGGCTGCTCCAGGTCGGGGCCGACCTGCACGTACACGCCGCTCAGGTACACCGTTTCGACCCATACCTGGGCCAGAAAGCTCAGGTTGGGCTTGGTGCTGGGGTTGGCCCGGTAGGCGGCGCCGGCATCCAGCTCCAGGCGCACGGGGTTCTGGCTGAAGTAGCAGCGGTTGGGCTGGAGCACCACCACCACGCGCAGCGAGGCGCCGGCGGCATCGGTGACCCCGGCGCCGTAGGTGCCGGTGGCCAGGCCCGTGCGGGCAAATACTATTGGGCCATCGTCCCACACCACGCCGTAGGGTGCCACGCCCCCGCTCGGAACGAGTGTGATGCTGGTATCGGTTTGCTGCACGAGCACCGCCAGTTGCGGGTCGGAGCCCACCACGCACGTGACGAGGGTACTCACGCCGTCCTGGTCGGTGACCAAGCAGGTATAGGTACCGGCTACCAGGTTCTGGCGAAAATCACCCGTGACGCCGTCGTTCCAGACCAGGCTAAGGGGCCGCCGGTTGCCGCCAAAGACGTACAGGAAAATGCTGCCCGTGGCCGAGCCGAACACGCCGGCGTTGGTAACTACCTGCGTGACGGTGAGCGGTTGGAGCGTGCTGAGCTTGGTGATGACCGTCCAGCCGCTGATGCTATTCGTGGAGTCGGGATTGGCGAAATCGAGGTCGAGCGCGGGGCTGTACTGCGTGGCCTCGATGTCGAACTGGATGCGCGGCTGGTTGCTACCGAGCTGGTTGCCCATGTCCCGGCTATTGGAGACGGTATAGGCCAGGCCGCGCGACTGGATGTCGAGCCGAATCAGCGAGAGCAGGTTGTCGACGGCCTGCTTGACGTAGTCGCGGCCGACGTCGTCGGGGTCGGGCACCACGTACTGGTGCTGCGAGGTAAAGGCCCCGCGGTAATAGTCCACCCAGACGCCCCCCAGCTTAAAGCGCACCTGGGCAGTCTGGTTGCCCCGGATGCCGTCGCTGATGTGGAAGCTGGCCTCAAGCGTGAGTTTGGTTAAGCGTTCGCCGGCCATGCGTTAGGGAAGAAAAAGGGTGTCGTCGTAGGTCAGCTCCTCGGTGGCCGGGTCGCGGAACGAGAAGTTCATGCGCACGCCGATGCTGGTATCCTCCAGCGGGCCGACGTGCTCGAGCCAGGCGTCGGCCACGGTGAGGTAGGTGGCGTGGTTTTCGCGCAGCTCGTGTACCAGGGCCGCGAAGAGTTGCTCGGCAATTTTCTCGCAGTTGGCCACGGCCTGGTCGCGGGCCTCGTAGTCGTCACGCGTCACGCGCTGCAGCACCAGGTAGGCGCCCTGTAGCTCGCGGCTGAGGTAGTCGCCGTTGTTGTCGCCGTAGTCGACCTGGTAATTTTGAGCAATCAGGAAGGGCTGACCCACGGGCGCCTTGAGCTTGGAGCGCAGGCTTGTTTGAAAGTCCATCAGGTCGAGCTGCTTCTGCACGGGGTCGGCCGAGATGAAAATGCGCAGAAAACGCCCGTTTTGGGGTGTGTGGGCGATGTTCTTGTGGCGGCGGGCCAGCTCGCTAAGTAGCTGGTTATAGGTATTCAGACGCATGCGCAGGTGGAGTAGGGTTGGTTAGCGGGCACCAGTCGGGCGCCTGGGTTTGAATGACGGGCGGGCCGGCGACGTAGCCGATGGAGGCGGGCAAGTCGCGCAAATCCCAGTGGCGCTTGCAGTACACGGCAAAGGCCAGGGGCTTGGCGTGCGGGCAATCCTTGCAGCTCATCGCGAAGGATTTAGTGCGCGTTGCGCTGCTGGGCCTGCTGCTCGCGCTGCAGTTGCTCGGCGCGGGCCAGGTCATCGTTCATCTTGGCCAGCACCTGGTGCACCAGCTGGCGGCCGGTTTCGGCGTAGTTGCCGAAGGCTTGGCCGCTCAGCTCACGCAGCACGTAGGCCCAGCCATCGGGGTGGGCCTTGGCCTGCTCCTGGTTGGCGGGCGTGAACACGTGCGGGTAGCGCTGCTCCAAGGCGTGTCGGCAGCCGCGATACCAGGTGAGAACAGCCAGGCGCGTGAGCCGCGGCAGCCGGGCCAGGCGGCCGGCCTGGGCCTCGATAAGGTGCTCGTTGAAGGGCAGCCGCCGGTCGCCGGCGGCGAGGCCCTCCGCCATGCGGCGGCCGGGGCGGTAGAGCGTGGCCACGAGCTGGTCGAGCCACGTTACCTGCTGGCTGTTGGCGTAGGCCACGAAGTAGGCGTCAGCAAAGGCGAACTCCAGAAAGCTGACGTTGGCCAGCTCGGCGGCCGGGCCGAAGTAGGTGGGCAGCAGCTTGGCCGGCTTCACCTCGGGCAGCAACTGACGCGTGAGCGTAATGGGCTCGGCGAGTAGAAAGTCGGTGAGCCAAAATACTTCCAGCAGTTGTACGGCCGTCAGGCGCAGCAGCAGCGGCCGGCTCACGCCGAGCAGCACTTCCAGCACCTCGATGCGCAGCTGGTTGGCATCGGCGTAGTTGCCGTAGAGAATGGGCAGCAGTAGGTCGAGCTGCCGGCGGCTCAACTCGTCCCAGGTAGCGGCCACTTTTTTGGCCTTGCCATCGAATTCAAGTTCATGCATACCCAAAGCTCGCCGTGGCACTTGCCAGCAAAAAGGACACGAAACGCCCGTACTTTTGGGGTCAATCCCAGCTGGCAAAGCTGGGGTTTTGTGAAAATTAAAACGCCCTGGCTACTAGCCAGGGCGTTTTTCGTTGCTCAGAACTTGCTGCGCAGCAGCCACCCGCCAAGTGCTGCCAACGCGGCCCCGCTGGCGTACACCCACCAGGGCGGGCCGGACGTTGTAGTTGACTCGGTAGCCGTGGCGCGGGGCGCGCTGGCCACCGGGGCCTTGGCCTTCTCGATGGCCGTGGTGGTAGCCGTATTACCAGTGCCGCCGATTTGCAGCGTGACGGGGCCGTTGAACTTGACCTTGCCGGTAGTGAGACATGCGGCACGCAGGGTCGAGTCGAGCGGGCCGGCCGCGGGCGGGGGCAGGTCGCGCTCCAGAGCACAGCCGCTCAGCAGCAGGCCACAGCTAATAGCTACTAGTTTATTGCGCATAGCTCAAGGGCGAAACAGAGCGGGCCGCGGCGCCCAGTTGGCCGCCGCCGTAGAGTCGAGCTGTTGCACGCTGGGCCGGGGCGCCGGGCGAGCGGGCAGGTAGGCGGGGCCGTGAAAGCCCTGCCAGTAGGTTTTGCGCGTGCAGCCGGCCAGCAGGCCCAGCAGCAACGCCAGCGTAAGTACCTGTCTCATATTCAGTAAAGCCAGTTAGAAGCTGCGTAGATTTCGCCCTTGCTGCGGCTGAGGCGGTGCACGCCGGCGCCGGCGCCGCGGCCGGTATTTCCCTCGATGGTGATGAAGCCGTTGCGGGTGCGCTCAACCGCGCAGCCGATGTGGCCGATGCGCTTGAGCGCGGGCCGGTAGAAGCCGACCTTGTGGCCGGGCTGGATATCGTCGGCGCTGCCGCGGGTGCCGCGCAGAAAAAACGTGCGTGGGCTGCTGGCCTTAAACCAGTTGTAGGAGCCGCCGGCGCCCGCTGGAAAGGGCAGGCCGCAGTGCTTGTTGCCCGTGGCCTGGCAGGCGCCGCACCACTCGCTGCCGGCCGCGTTGCCGGTGGTACGTAAGTACGCCTCGATTTCGGGGCCGTCGTTGCGCCCGGTGCGCTCGCGCACGTGCAGCTGCGAATCGAGCCAGTGAATCATGCACGCGGCGTTCTGGCGCTGCAGCTCCAAGGGCGGCGGGGTGGCTACGCGGCCTGGCTGGCTCCAAGCCAGATGATGGCCCAGCACAGCAAATAGGCCGACCATAAGAACGCGAAAAACTGGATTTTTTGCCATTCGGAAAGAGATAAAAAGGTTTTAGAGAAACTGTTGCGCAGCCAGCGCGGCACGATAGGCAGGTTGAAGCGCAGGCCCAGCCAGAGAAAGCCGTGGCCGAAAACGAAGACCAGGGCCGTGAGCACCACCTTGTGGAGCTGGGTGGCCGTGAGCGGGGCCGCGTCGGGGAAGTACCAGTCGAAGGCGAGCTGAATCGGGTACCAGAGCAGGGCGATGAGCAGGGCCAGGTGCAGCTCGTTGTGGCGGAGAAACCAGCCGTAGAGGCGCTGGTGCCAGGGCAGGTGGTTGGGGTTGCGGTCGTGCAGGAATGCGCGCATAATCAGTGTTTTATTAGGTAATCGGTGAATAAATCCTTGACTTTGCCAATGTCATTGGCGATTTGGTCAAGCCGGCGGTCAACGCGGCTTTCCAGGCTGTTGTGGCGGCCCTCCAGGCCCGTGACGCGCTCCTCGGTCTTGGCCGCGAGCAGGCATACCTGGTCGAGTCGGTCGGTGTCGTGGCGTTCCTTGGCCAGCTGCTTGGCGTGGGTGCGGCTGGTGATGATGTTGTAGATGCCCGCTATCAAGCCCAGCAGGCTCACCAGGGCAGCCAATACCTTGAGGGTTAGTTCGAAGTGTTCCATTAGCCGAAGAAGCCGTAAGTGGGTGAGTCAACCGAGTTGCGCACCGTGGGCCGGGGGGCTTCGGGGTCGACGTAAGCGCTGGAATTGAAATAGGTAGCGTAGCGGGTGCCCGAGGCGAGCATGTTGAGGCGTCGGCGCAGCTTGGTCAGGTACACCAGGCCGTCGTCGTGGGCCTGGCGGGACTTGAGCTTGAGCAGCTCGTCGAGGCTGGCGTCGGCCTCCTTCGCGTTGGCGTTGTCGGGGCGGTACACGTTTAGCTCCACGGCGGCGCCGTTGAAGCTTAGCCCGACTTCGAACACGGCCTTGGCCACGACTAAGTGCGCGAGCGCCGGGCGCAGGTAGTTGTCGAGCACCAGCTGGTTGTCCGGGGTTAGGGTGCCGGCGATGAGCTGCGTCTTCAGCTCCGCGAGGTAGTCGGCGCTGAGGCAGGCTTCGAGGTCGAAACGCTCCACCTTGCGTATGACCGGCAGCAGGGCCTGGTAGGTCAGGCGCGAGCCCCCGATATCATAGTGACTGGTAAACTCAGTGGCCGAGGGGATGAGCAGCTCCCGGGCCTGCACCGCCGCGGCCGACGTGGTCCACGCTGGAAAGTCGGTGGCGTGGGCTTCGAGGTAGGTCAGCACCGCCTCCAGAGCGTTGTAGCCCTTGCGGCGCAGGCTGGCCGTGAGCTGGTCGATTTGCCACTGGAAAGGGCGCGAGCCGCCGCTAACCACGTACACGGCTGCGTCGTTGATTTGCAACTGGTTCAGGGGCAAGTACTCCAGCAGGCCGAGGTTAGCCAGGGCCTCGTGCACCAGGCGCAGTAGCCCGCCCTGCACGTCGGCCGGGTCGGCCAGCGCCGCCTCGATGTCGGTATCGGTGAGCGCGCTCAGGTCGTTGTAGAGGGCGCCGCCGAGCACGGGGCGCAGGTGCTGGCGCTCCGCCACGCGCAGGTCGGGCTCCAGGTTTTCCAGGTGAGTGCCGCTAACGCTTACCCGGACGTGGGCGCAGAATTGGTCGATGGTGCGTATCAGGCTCATGCCGGGTTGATGCTGAGGTAAGTGATAAAAGCGTCGCAGTTCATTTGCAGAAAGTCAGTCCAATCCAGCACGTAGCCGGCCGGGTCGTAGACCTGCCCCTGGTGGAAGACCACGCAGTGCCCCACCTTCTGCTTGGGCCACTTGAGGCGCAGGATGCAGGTGCGGGGTAGCCGCTTTTCCTTGCGGCCAAAGGAGGCGTATTTTTCTGCCGCTGTGAAGCCCAGCTTTTTCAAGGCGTTGCGCATGGCGTAGAGGTTGGTAGCGTGCTCTAAGCCAAAGGCCTTGATGCCTTTTTTGAGCGACACACCGGCCACCATGGCCACGCAGGCCTGGGTGCACTTGTAGGAGCCGGGAGGTTGCGTGACCAGCTCCATTATTTCGACTGCTGCTTAGGGTCGGCCGAGGGCGTGTTCTCGGTCGCCTCCGTCATCACCAATGGGGGCAAAAACTTGAAGCGGATGGGGCGGCCGCCGACCTGCCAGTTGTTGTAGCGGGCGATGAGGTTGAGCGGCTCGAGCACCAAATCCATGTGGAACTGGGCCGTGCTAATGAAATTCGAGAAGAGCACGCGGGGCTCGGAGCCGCCGCCGGCACCCTCGCCCATGCCCTTGCCGGGCGAGACGCCCATCAGGCTCGGGGCGTAGCCTACGGCCGTATAGATGTGGCTGCTAGCCTCCTGGCTGTCTTCGATGTAGATGCCATCTTTGAGCTTGTCATCAATGGCCGTGATTTTAAAGGCCGACACTTCCTTGCCGGTACCAGGCTCGGTGAGGGTCGTGGCCATCACGGTTTTGCCGGCGCCGTTGGTGCCGCTCATGATGCTATTGAAGGCCGTCAACTCCGCCTCAATCAGTTGCTTGCGCTCACCGATGGCCAGGCCTTCCCAGTCGCCATACTTCCATATCCAGTACGCCGAGTGAATCTCTACCAAGTACTTGACCGAGAGCTGATTTTTAAACAGGGCCTTCTTAAACTCGGGGATGGCGGCCGCCACGTCGAGCCAGCCCGAGCGACGCACGGCGTTCCAGCTGGCGAGCTGGTAGAGCGCTTTGTCCGGGGACGGAATGCTGAGCGGGTAGATGTACTTGAAGCTATCCGAGCGCGCCCGCAGGCTGCCGACCGCGTCGTAGTAGGGGTCGATGAGCGGCACCCGCGTGGTGAGCAGCGTATCGGTTGGCGAGCCCCCGTTGTCCCAATTGGCATTGATGTACAGATAGTCCACCAGCCCATTCTTTGGCTGCCCGTAACGGCACCAAGGCGCTTCCTGGGTGCTGATAGCGCAGATTTTCGCCCGGTTCTTGGTCAGAATCAGCTCTGGAAAGGCATTGGCGAACGTGTTGATGTCGAGCAGTGCTTCCATCGCATAGCGTGCCACGTTCGACCCTTCAAGAAAGTCTTCGATTTCAGGCAGATACTGCCCCTCGAATTGCTTGGCCCCCGACTTGTCAACCCCCGCTATGATGCCGTAGGCCAGCCCCTGGCCATACATGGTAAGGCTCTTGCGCTCCAGTACGCTACCGAGCACGGTGTTTTTTTCAATGTCCTTGACTACGGCCTGCGGAAACAGGTTGTCGGCGCCCCAGGGCGAGATGAGCCCACCCCCGTCCGGCTTGCGGTGGGGGCTGGTGGGCTCGGCCGCCGGCTGCGAGCCGGCCCCACCGCCACTGCTGCCGCCACTTACCGCCGCGTTTAGCCGGAATACGGTTCCACTGTCCTCGACGTGGCCATAGCGGCCGTCGGGGCTGATTACTACTCTCATAAGAACTCCTGCTGCACAATTCCTCTCCTCCTGCCAGCCCCTTGACTGGCCAGGCACCTTATCCTAGCACTACTGGCTGGCCGTTGAAGGCCAGTATCAGCCAGATGTGCACCTTGCGCACCTGGCTACTATTCCCTTGCATGATGTTGCGGGTAGCATTTTGGTAGTGTCCGGGCATCCGGCCGGGTGCCTCGCTCGCTCCAGCCGCCACTGGCGACCGCTGCGCACCACGCGCACGTCGCTTCGAGAGGCGGCAATTGTGCCACTCCTCGATTTGACCACCGGTTTTGCGCTTTCTATCGGCTCTGACAAACCGAATCGTGAATCGCTCCTTCCCCTCTTCCATCTGTCGGAGCACCTCCGACAACCGCACGCTGTTCGCAATCATCGAGGCAAACTTCCCCTAGTAGCGCGCCCGAAAAAAGGACAACAAAATCAACTGGCAACTACCTGCTAGAGGTCAATTTGAGACGCGTCTCACAGCAAAGTGCTCTGGCGTAGCAGAAACGCAATTTTTAGGCATTTTTGGGACTTTTCCGTCTCATTTAGTCGCTGAACACCCCAACATGCACTGTCCGCGTTTTGGCAATTGCCGATAGGCCCCCAAGGGATATACCCCAGGGTTATGCATAAAAAAAGTGCGTTTGCAGGCTGCAAACGCACTTTATAGGCTAAATTAGCTGGTGCCTAAGTGGCAATTGCCACTTAGGCACTCACGATGAGCAGGCCATGGGCATTGCCTTGGGTCTTGGCCACGTGCTTGTCGATGGAGACGAAGTGCAGGTCGACCGTATCAGTGAAGTGGGTAGCCTCCTGCCCTGGGACGGTGAGCTTCTTCTCACTGCTCTTGTCCTTCTGAATCTCGCCGCGGTTGCCCTGCTTGACCGGGGCCAAGCTCATCGCCGTGAGCACGTCCTTGCAGTTAAGCTTATTGAAGCGTACCCGCAGTTGCCGCTCATCCTCTTCTCCCAGTATCTCCAGTGCCATGTTATAACGGACGGCGTAATCGGGCACGCGGCCCTGGTCTAGGAAGCGCACCCGCCAACCTGCCTGACGCAGACGCTCGGCAAACTGTTCGTTATAGCTGAGTGGGTTATCAGGCCGGCGGGCGTTGCCCCACTCGTTATCCTTAATAAATTCGAACGTCTTATTTAAGTGATACTCATAGTACTTGATAAAGGCATCGGCCAAGTCGTTGATGAGCTTGGGATGCTTGACGTACATGCCCTTGAGGAAGCGGTACTGACGCATGTCGGCGTGCACCTGCGCCACGGTATGGGTGCTAATCTTACTGCCCCAGTCCACGGCGCCCCGGATGGGCAGGTGACTACGGCAGTCCCCATCCATGCGCGAATCGTGCACCTTGAGCTTGTTGAGATTAAACTCCAGCCCCTCCACGTAGGCGTTGTTCGGGCACTCCTCGGCGTGCCAGGGCGCCAAGCGCGGGTAGAAGCCCGCCTCTACCGATTTAGGCCGCTGGTTGAGGATTTCGATGAGGAACATGAAATCCGACAGCTCCCGGCGCTGCTCTTCCAGGTACGGGATGCCCAGATTGTCGAGGTTGTCGAAAATGTTGGCCTCCGAGTAGAGCAGGCCGGCCGCCACCTCCTTGCCCCCCTTTTTTAGCTTCTTAGGGTTAACATAAAAGGTAAGTTGGGCCGATAGCGACAGAATCTCTTCGTAGAGCTTCATGCGACCGTTGAAGGAGCGCGAATCGACGAACTCCAACTGCAGCTTGACCAGCTGGTCACGGGTCTGCTGGAACTGGTGGTTGTCGCGCTCGTAGTAGGCCGCATCGTCGAGCAGCCACTTGCCCGTATCGCCCCAGGGCATCGAGCTGAAGAGGAACTTGCCGTGGTGCAGCTGCACGCCGGGCCAGTAGTTCTTATTGCCCCGGTTGGCCGCAATCACGTCGGTGCCCAGCTTCTCGCGGTCGAGCAGCAGGCCCTCGTCGCCGATGTAGCCGTCCAGGTTCACGCCGCGGCTACTGGAGCCGTTGCCGTCCTGGCTAATTAAGTGAAAACCGGCACCGGTGTAGAAAATGATGAAGTGGTCGTACTTCACCGGGCGCTCAAACGGCTCGGGCCAGCCCCAGCCTTGGGGCGGCTTGCGACCGATAAAGTAGTGCACGTCCTTGATGTAGCCGAGCCGCTCCAGGCTGGCCATAGTCGAGGGCAGCGTGCGGGTCAGAATCTGCTGGTAGGTCGAGCCGACGATGGCCCAGCACGAGCGGGGCATCTTGGTAACGATGAGGTGAACGAGCCAAGCAATGAGCGTGCTCTTGCCAGTGGCCCGGCTCCAAAGACTCACGGCGCTTGCCAGCTTGGAGAGCATAAACCGCAGCTGTGGGCGGTTAAATTTCAGGGCCTTAACCTGCGGTGCTGTCGTCTTCATCGTCTTCTTCTCCTTTCTCCTTCGCTTCCAACAATAGCCGCTGCATACCCGCAAGGGGCAAATCCGACTGCTCCACCGCCTCCAAGACGTGGGCATAAGTGCCGGCGTCGATGTCTTCCAGCTTGCCCAGGTCGATGGTTTTTTGCGACCCCTTGCCCGCGCCCACCTGCACGGTGAGGTAGTAGTTTTTGCTGCCCAGGATTTCGGGCGTGAGGGCCGTCGTGTCGTCCTTGTCGAGGCCCTTGAGCTTAATCATGTTGGCGATGGCGCCATTCATGCCCTTGGCATCGCCGAGCTTGGCGGCATCGCGGTAGGCGCGCTGCGCCATTTCGTAGACTATCTGCCGCTCGCCTTCCTTGTGGGTGCGCGTGACGTCGGCAAACAGCACGCTGGCATCGCGGCAGCGGCGGTAAGCCGTCGCGCGGGAGACACCATAGCGGCTGATGAGCAGCTTCACGGTCTTCTCCAGGCTCTTGCCCTCCGTGCGGTTGGCGTGCGCGCACACGAGCTGGCCTTTCTGGTCCAGCTCCGCGTCCGAGAGCCGGGCGTCAGGCTCGTCGCTCTCATCGAAAAAAGAGGCCCGGATGCGGTCGAGCGGCGTTTCAGTGTCCTTCGTGTAATTTGGGTTCTCCTCCATCACGTTTCAGCTTCTCCTCCAAGAATTTAATTTCTGACTCTACCTGAGCCAGGTCGGTGGCCCTCTCGGGCCGGTTTTTCAGCTTTGTGCGCCGGGGGCGTAGGTTGGCCAGCAGCCGGCGCATCTCCCCCTCATCCGTCACGTTCGCCAGGCGCTCCGGCGCTGACAGCACCACCAGGCCAGCGTAGCTCTGGCTGATGAGGTCGCCCAGGTCCAGGATGCGCAGGCTCATGGCCAGGCGCTCGGCATCGGTAGCTACCAACTCTAATTGCGGGTGTAGATGGTTGCGCTCGGCGAACCAGGCCCGGCGCTGCTCACGCACGGCCTCGTCGACGGGCACCGACGTGGCCACCTGGCTGGCCACAACCTGGCCACGCTGGCCAAGTTGGTGGCCAGCTTTCGGGGCTTGAGGTGTTGGCACTGGTGGCGTAACTACCTCAGCAATATTGGTTAATTCTTTGCGCAGCTTGCGCCAATTGAACTCCGTGGCCCCGTACCGTAAGGTCGTGAGCACCACTTGGCTGCTGCCGTGCCTTTCGTATAGGGCCAGCCCTTCAGCATAGTCCTGCCCGCTTTCCAACCACTCCCGTATCTGCTTCACAATGCAAACCTGGCAGTGTAACTTGCTTGGAGAAAGGACAAAAAAAGCGCCCCAACCTTGCGGTTGGGGCGCCGAAAAGCGAGCCTCCTGCTCCTCCAAGCTCCTCCTCACTGGCTCGCTTTTTTTCTTTTTGCCCTTGCGGGCCTGGTGGTGACCGCCGCCAGGCCCGCGCTGTTTTCGGGCACCTGCTTACGCCGCAGCCTGGTGAAGCCGGGCACCGCCACCAGCTCCTCAGCCTGGGCCAGCGTGATGCGGGTCAGGTCGTAGTCCCGACCCAACTGCCACACGTGCACGTAGGTAGAGTGGCTGGTGAGCTCGAATTGCTCGGCAACTTCAGGGCGCAGTGTCATTTAAGCAGGCAGTAGGTCGATGTCGCCTTCGTAGAATTGGTTGCCCTGCTGGTAGGCTTCGGCCTTATAGGTGGTACCACGGCGGCCGCCCGAGAGCTTGCCGGTGTCGTAGCTACCTACAATCTCAGCACCCAGACCCTCCGCACCTACTTGCTGCACCATACCATCCGGCGTTTTCACCAGGATGATGCAGCTCGAATTTTTGATGATGCGGGTGAACTCGGCGGCGGGCTTGCCGCTGCCGGGGTTGAAGAAATCCAGCGAGGCCTTGTAGCCGCGGCCGTCGCGCTCGCCGGTGGGGTCGAGTTTGAGCTGCGCGGTGTCGAGCGTCGAGTACACCTTCAGGAAGCCGTAGTTCTTACCAGGCGTAGCCGGGTTGGGCAGGAAGGTGTGTGAGCCGTCGATGGTCACCGAATCGCCGGGGGCGCTGGTGGTTTTGAAGCCGGCGATGGTATCAAACCATTCGATAGGTGCGACAAAAATGTCGCCCTTCAGGCCCGGCTGGTTGTCTTTACCCTGCGGGCCGGGTAGGTGGGTTAGTGTGGCCATAGATGCGGCTCCTTACCTTAAAACGTGAAATAATGGGCTGAGCAGTGACTACTTCTTAGCCTTTTCGATTTTCTGGAGCAGCCCCGATTTCGCCTCGAGCAGCTTCTTCACCAGGTCGGCGTTGCCGGCCAGGTCTTCGGCCTTGTAGTCCACGTCGTTGAAGTGGAACTTGGCCGCCAGCACCTGGTAATTCTCCTGTTTGTAGGTGATGACCGGCAGCGAGCCGGTGCCCTGCAGGGTCTTGGCTTCGAGCTGCTCGGCCTGCTCGCCGATAATGCCCTGAGCCTCGACCAACTCGCGCTGAAGGCGAGCAACCAGCTCCTCGGTGGTTTCGGGATTTTTTGCTTCGGTATCCATAACGGATTGATATTTAGTTTCTAAAAAGCGACTCAATGGTTTTTCCTCTTCCATACCCGACTAGTACTGGCTGGCCCCGAATGGGGCCAGCCAGCGGAGTGGACTTAGACCGTGGTCAAGTCCTGGTCGTTCATGAACACGGCCTCCGGCACCGGGAAGCCCAGTCCTTTATAGAAGTCGGTGAAGATGGCCACCTGGCGTTTGGCGCTCTCAATGCGCACCTGGCGCGTGTTGGGCGTCTTCTTGGCCAGGCGCTTGCGGTTGTCGGCGTTGGTAGCCCAGAGCTTCTCACTGTCGCCCATCGAGTCCAGGCCCACCACGCGGTGCTTGGTAAACTCAATCGGCGAGGTGAGCAGCGCGTCGCCGTTGCCGTCGATAAGCTGGCGGCTCACGGGCTCGGCCAAATCACCCTTGTACTTCTGGTGGCGGCCCTTGGCGTAGCGCCGGGCCAGCGTGGGGTTCATGCACACCTCCATCGAGCGGCCGCGGTAGCGCTTGCCGAACTTGTCAACGAATTCCTCCGTGTAGTTGCAGAAGTCGAGCGGGTCGGTGGGGATGGCGCCCAGGGCGATGGGCGTGATGCGGCCGGCGGCCGCGTGGCGGTTGAGCTGGATGCGGATGCCGTCCATGCCGGTGCCGGCGGCGCCGGGCGTGCCAGGCGTGGGCGCCAGGAACTTGCCGTAATAAATCTCATTGAGCTCGTAGTCCTCGTCCATGCGGGCATAGAGGTGCTGCTCCACGAGGTAGCGCACAAAGGGCCACTCGGCGCGGTTGAGGTTGTTGTCGGCCAAAAAGCCCAGCCACATGGCTTCGAGCTTGTCGGGGTACTCCTCCAGGTCGACCTTGAAGGGCGTCTGGCTCATGGTGATGGGCGCCACGTTGAAGTCGCCCAGCGGCGTCCAGCCGAGCTGGAAGGGCTGCAGCACGCGGGTCAGCTCCGCGATGGCCATCTGGTAGCTGGTGTCGTCGGTGGGAATCAGCCCGAAGAGCGCCTCGGTTTGCAGGGCCACGTAGGGCTTTTTCAGCACGCGCGAAAGGTTCTGGCCCCCATCGCGGTAGTACGACCCGAACTCAGTGATAACGTCCTGAACGTTAATGTTACTTGCCATAAAGTAGGTAAGAAATTAAAACTATGAATGCGGCCCGGCCGCGTGGGAGAAAGTCAGGCGGGGCTTAGCCGAAGACGGGATGCCCCTCCAGCGACTTATTGTGGGCCAGGCCATTGATAGCCTTGGCGTGCTCGTCGGCACCCTCCTCGACCACGTCGGCCTTTTTCTTGGCCGAGCTGGTGCCCATCACGCCCGACTGGTTGCCGAACTTTTCGGCATCGGCCTTGTGCTTGTCGCGGTCGGCGGCGAGCGCGGCCACGTCGGCGGCGCCGGCGGCGGTAAGGGCGGCGTTGACGGTGGCCATGCCGGCTTTGAGCGTGTCGCGCTCAGCAGCCAGGGCCGCCACGTCGGTAGCGCCGGCGGTCGTGAGGGCCTCCTGCGTCGCGTTCCAGGCCGTTTCAGCCGTTTCCAGCCCGTCGAGGGTCGCTTCGGTGATGAGGGCAGCACCCGAAATGCCCATGGCCGTCAACTCAGCGTTGGCAGCCGTGGCCATTTCGGGGGTCACGGTAGTAGCACCCACGAGCGCCAGCATTGCGGCACCGAGGGTGGGAATAGCGGCGTCTTTTTTGCCGAACAGGTTAAGAGGCATGGTATTGACTAAAAATAAAGTGGTCTGAACTAGTTGGTTCGCTTGGCCTGCACCAGGCGCACGCATTCGCCCAGCGCGTCCTGGAAGGAGCCCATCGCATCGATGAGGCCGATATCACCGGCCTCACTCGCGAAAAAGGTCTTGCCGGCCGAAGCGCCGGACTTCTCAAACTTCTTGGCATCGAGCCGATTGCCGCGGTTGCTGCGCACGGCACCCAGGAAGCCGCCGGCGATGGCCGTCAGGTTGGCCTGCACGGCCTTGTAGTCGCCCTGGCCGGCCGCGGCGAAGTCCGCGTTCTTGAGGCTGCTCTGCTCGGCGTAGACCGTGTGGAACTTGACGCCCATCTTTTCGAAGTAGGGCTGAGCGTCGGCCCAACTGGCCATCACGCCGATGCTACCGATGGTGCACGTCTCGTGGGTGGCGACGATGGTATCGGCCGAGCAGCCAATCCAGTAAGCGGCTGAACACATGAGCCCGTCCTCGCACAGGGCGACTACGGGCTTGCCGGCAGCCTGACAGGCCTTGATGCCGTCGACCACGCTTTGGGTGCCAAATACTTGCCCACCGGGCGAGTCCACACGCAGCAGCACCGACGAGATGTCGGTATCCTTGGCGGCGCGCTGCAAATCGTTGGCCAGCGACATGAGGCCGCGGGGGCCGCACTCCTGGTCAGCTTTCATCAGCGGGCCACTCACGCCCATTACCCGCACCAGGATGCCGTCGGTCGTGCCACCACCCGTGCCGCTGCCGCCGGCCGCCTGGCGGGCGGCGTAGGTCACGAAGCTGCTGTTACCAACGACGGAAACGCTGTAATCCTTCGGAGCCGCCTCAGCCCGTAACTCGGCTAGGTTCTGAGCCGGGGCCACCGTGGCGCTGCCCAGCAACAGGCCCGCCAGCAGGGGCATATAAGACTGCGCGTGCTCTAGGGAAATGAGCCAGGGCGAAGCGGAAAGACGGGAAACTATACCAAGCATCTTGCGGAATTGAGTGATGCAAAGCTGCCGAGCACGTCTGCCTACAAAAAGGACACGAAAAAGCCCCGCCGGGTAGGCGGGGCTCAATGCTCAGGGGCGCGGCTTCAGGAGTTTGCAGGCCAGGCCTAGCAGCATCAGCCCCAGCGCCGCGAGCAGGTACCAGGCTGGAAAGTGCAGTATCATGCGAAGCGGCTGGGGGCGGCGTCGGCCTGCGTCATGTAGGCGAATACCATATCAGCGACCGTGATTTCCTGGCGCGCGCAGATAAACCCTAAATGCCGGTTCTGAAGCAGCAGTGGCTCGGGCTTGGCGTGCAGAAACGCCTTCCAGTCCTGGCCTGCCGCGAACTGTTCGACCTGGCCGGTGAGCAGGTTGGTGGCCGAGCTTTCCGACAACTGCCGATAACGCGGGAATCCGTCCGTAGGGTCCACGGCCGTGGTGCCGTCACCGGCCACCACCACCGGCTCCGCTTTGGAATAGGCAGCTGGCACGGGTGCCCCGGCGCTGCCGTCGTGGTTGGCCTCGTAGCGGCTGGGTAGCATGGTGAGGTTGACGGAGCAGCAGCCATCATCCTCAAAATCAATAATCAGACGCTTAGCCTTCGCGGTCTGCTTCATGCGGTTGCCGCCAAAAACGAGGTCAGCGACTGCCATCTCTAAGGGGGCTAGTACGGGTTCGAGTAACATGGTTTAAGGATAAGAAAGGGAGTAGGTGTGAACGTCCGCGCCCGCTACGCCAATCGAGCTGTCGTACTCGTCGCGTAGGC